AAATCAACGACGTCATTCAATCGTTCTGGGATGATGAGCGCAATCAGGCCGAGCTTACCCGCACGCAAGCAATGATGGGAAAAGATGTTGATCTGCAAGTGTCGGGCAACCTCTTCTTTGTGCTCTTCACCAACCAGAGCAGCGGGCGCGTCCGCGTGCGGAGTGTGCCGCTTGCTGAAATCCAAGAGATCGTCTGCAACCCCGAAGACGCGAAAGAACCGTGGTACTACCTGCGTCGCTGGACGCAGACGGGTGCGCAAGGCGGCTACCGCGCCGCGTACTATCCCGACTGGCGCTACACGCCCCAACAAAAGCCCAAAGACCACAACGGCATTGCTATCGAATGGGACGCGCCGATCTATCACGTCAAAGTCGGCGGGATGTCCTGGTGGCAGTTCGGATTGTCAACGGTGTATGCTCAGATGGATTGGGCACGGGCGTACAAGGTATTCCTGGAGAGTATCCACAGTTACACGCAAGCCGTGAGCCGCATTGCCGTCAAAGTGACGACGGGCGGCGGCGCGGGCGGCGTGGCGAAGGCTAAGAGTAAACTGGCGTCAACGATTAGCAGCCAGAACTGGCGTGAAACCAATCCGGCAACCGCAACCGGTAGCGCGTTCATTCGGGCAAACCAAGACGCTGATTACGAGCCGCTGAACATTCGCGGCCTGTCAGTTGCGCCGGAGGATGGTCGCCGTTTCCTTCTGATGGTCGCGGCAGCAGCAGGCATCCCTGAGGTGTTCTATGGCGACGCCGATGTCGGCAACCACGCCACAGCAAAGAGCCTGGATAGGCCCACCGAACTGATGATGCGCAACCGACAGGAGATGTGGAGGAATGTGCTGCAAGATATCCTCGGTTACGTCGTGAAGAACGCCGTTACATCGCCACAGGGCGCGCTGGCAGATATGGCGGATGTGAAGCGCGAGCCAGACGAGGCCGATCCAGGGCAGAACACGATAACGCTGGACTGGGACACCAACCCGGAAACGGGCGACCCATACGACAGCAGCATCGTAATTGACTTCCCAGAGATCATTAACATCGATGTGAAAGAGCGTGTCGAGGCGATCACCACGGCGTATCAATCGCAGACCGTGAGCGCTCGCACGGTAGCGCGCCTCCTCCTCGTTGCGCTGGGCGTTGAGGATGTAGACAAAGAACTGGACGCGATGTACCCCGACGACTGGCAGCCCGGCGACTTCGGCGATGGCACTCCGCCGGATATGGAAGAGGTAGCGCGCCGAATAGTAGAAGCGGTGCGAGGGGAGCATGATGGAATGGATTAGCGTTCATGATGCCTTACCAGAACCGGGTGAAACCGTTTTGGCCTGGTGTATTGACGGTATTGGTGCAGGGGCCAGCCTGGCACGTTATTCTTACAAAGGGCAGTATGGGAAAGAGCGTGTTTGGATGGGGTTGTTTTTTATAGCTGACAGTCACGGCTACGCAATGTCTGATATACCTGTCTCGCACTGGCGTCGTTTGCCGGAGCCGCCGAAACGGGAGGGGAGTATAGGCGATGGCAAAAGATAACACATCCATTCTTTTTGATCGCATATGGGGACACATCGAGGTCGTTGCGCCTGACGGCACACGCACCGAAAGCGTTACGTTTCTACGTGCGCGCCCCGATGGTGGTATGGAATGGGCACGCAATCCATTGCCGCCTGAAGTCATCAATTTAATGCACAGCCTCAACATTGATGATGAGCAAGACTTGTGGCAATGGGTGGGTGAGCAGGGCGGCGATAATCGTATGGTTCAAGTTGACCTGGTTGGCACATTGTGAGGTGGGTATGATCGGCCCGATGACAGAGCGCGATAAAATCTCAACAGGGCACGCCATTCAACACTTGCGCGATTGTGGCTGGACGATCCGCCGCATTGACGATGGCGAGGAGTCATGGGCGGTGTTTGATCTCGATAATAACACTCGTAAGCGCTATACGTATCCCGTCTGGCGCTATGAGGTGACGCCGCCGCCGAGCACGCCGCCGCCCGATTATACACCGATAGAATGCAATGATAGTATGTTGCGTTGCATTGCTCATTATGATGCAGGGTGGGTATGGAAGTGACCGTTGATCGCATCACTGAGGCTATTGCAGCCAATGAACGCGACAGGCGGCTCCGTCCGATTGAGCGCCGATTGTCGCGGGCTATGGCTGATGCATTCAAGCGTCAATCAAATACATTCCTGCGAGAGTTGCGGAAACTGCGAGACGCGTTCCCGGCACCACTCCAGGAGAGCGTGCCAGAAAACATCTGGGTTACTGCCTGGCTCGACACCGTGCAACTGACACAGCAGGCCATGACAGCTCCGATAGAAGCCGCGGCGCGGGCGTCCTGGATTGTTGGCAATGAAGACATTCAGCGGGAGGCGGGCCTTCGCATCGCCTTCGACATTGACAATCCGGAGGCTGTGCAATTCCTACGCGATTACGGCGCGCAACGTGTCACGATGATCAACGATACGACGCGAGACTACATCCGCACGCTGATGGTCGAGGGGATGGAGCAGGGCACATCCTATACCGAGATGGCGCGCCAGATACGCGCCCGCTTTGCCGAGTTCAGCGCGCCCAAACCGCAGCGACACTTACGCAATCGTGCCGAGCTGGTAGCCGTAACCGAAACCGCGAACGCATACGGTACCGCACAACGACAGGCAGCGGAGCGCATACAGCGGGAGGGCATCCGCATGCAGCATCGCTGGATTACGACGGGGGATGATCGGGTGAGCGACGGGTGTAGGCAAAACGCGGCGGTGGGCTGGATAGCAATGGCACAAGCGTTCCCATCTGGCGATTATCACGAGCCTCGTTTTCCCGGCTGTCGCTGCGCTGTACAGCATAGGAGGGCACGCGATGAGTGATCAGCAGAAGATCCGCGAGGCGCTGCTCAAGTTGCACCCGCCGCTTGTGGAATGTGCGCAACTCCTACCCACGTCTGAACAGCGCATTCGCCCGCAAGTCATATCGCTGGCGGTGCTCATCGAACGGCGCTATGACCTGCCCCGTACCCTGCTTACCAGACGCGAACGGCGCGATGGCGAGATTGAGGGCTGTATTAGTAGGTACTAAGTAGTAGGATTGGGGGGGTGTGAGTATGGACATGGCTACTGTAGAAATGCATATGCAGGAGCATAGACAAACGATTGAGCAACATGGGTTTCGCATTGTAGGAGAGCCGGAGTTTGGCAATAGCGGAACGCGCATACAGATCGGCTATGCTGATGACCGACCGCACATATATGAGTTTATTCATGTGCCCTTATTTGACAGTTGGCGCGCCGGAAAGTTAGCGGCGTCTGTGTACAGTCCCGAGGAAATAGAGGCCATCGGCATGCCTGCTGTTGATCCGTTCGTCCCGAGTAGTATTGTTCCGATCCTGCCATCACTCGTTGAACTCGCATATGGCGTCGCCATCCAAAACGGGTGGGCGTGTGATAGTACAGAATAGTTGGGAGTGTAGCAATGGATTGGGCAACATGGGCAGAGGTGATGGAGAAAGAGCGTATGCGGAAGGAAGCGATCTGACTGGTGAAACACCGGAGGTGTAAGGATGAGACTAACTTGACCGCTAGTTGACAGCGCGCAAGCCAGTGCGGTATACTGGCGGTAGAACTGAATATTATTCTCACTGAATATCGAAAGATAAGCGGTGCATTCTCCTTCGGGGGAGTGCGCCGCTTTTTTTGTCCTCTGGGAGGGAACGAATGGCAACAAACATCACTGAGTACCTGAGCGATTACGGACGGTCGGTGACGGTGACGCACCCGGCGACGCCTTCGAGTGGCGACCCGGTACTGTGGAATAGCATTACCGGCGTTGCGATTACCGACGAGGGCGACGGGCAGAATGATGCAACCGACACGACTGTACTATTCGGGGATTACGTCGCGACGGTGCGTGTCATTCCGTATAGCGGCCCGAATGATGGGCGCGTGCAGACGACGGTGGTAGCAGGCGACGCTATCTATTACGACAGTACGCAGAGCGCCACTGAAAGCAGCGCGCTCAATCTCAATACTGACGGTGTGTTCTTCGGCTACGCCGTGAGTAGTGTTGCATCGGCAGCAGGTAGCGCGGGCGCTGAAATCTCGGTGTGGCATATTCAGTAATGCCGTACACCGTTCGCCAGTGTGATACTCAGTGGTGCGTTGTGAAAGACGACGGCGAAGTCGTGGGCAGGCACGACAGCCGCGCTGCTGCTGATGATCAGAAAACCGCGCTCGATATCAACGTCACGTCGCAAGAGGCCGAAAGTTACACGCCGCCCCAGGGCGTCCGGGACGCCGCTCAGCGGGCGCTGGACTGGCGAGACGAGTACGGGCGCGGCGGCACTGATGTCGGGATTGCGCGGGCGCGTGACCTGGCGAATGGGCGCAACATCTCAGCAGACACTATCCAGCGGATGGTTTCGTTCTTTGCCCGTCACGGTTCCAATCGTAGCGAGCATTACGACCTGGAAGATGGCGAGCCAACGACGTGGCGCATTGCCTGGG